TAACCGGTGTAGCCTTTGCAGCTTGCCCCCCATACGCACCGTATGGATGCCAGCAGACCGCCAGCGGGAAGATGCTCTGCGGTTGTGGTAGATAATTAAGTTGGGGGGCGTGACAATTGGAACAACGTGAGATTCCGGTTGTTGTACACAAACGTCCCCCACCAAACAGTTTATAATAGCTTGATGGAACCCCAAAAGCGCACCCGTAGGCCGTTTCTTAGCCGAGACATCCTAAAGGTCTTAACGAAGTATCCGAACCTAACAAGGCGAGAGATTTCTATTAAGACCCATGCGAAGAACCACTCGGTCAAGGCGGTGTTATTTAAGCTGGTGGCAACGAACAAGATCCGGTGCGAAAAGGGTAAGGAAACCAACGCTAAGACAGGCCCACGGTTGGTAAATGTCTATTGCGTGAACCTTGAGGAAAGTGCAGAATCTAGTCATGGGTGAAATGGAATCTTTCGCGCTAAACCTCTTGCACTCTGCAAGTTGCGCTCATGTCTATCATTGGCAGACTACTAGCTACTCTGCCCATAAAGCATTGGGCAAGTTCTACGAAGCCATGCCTGACCTAGTAGATGGTCTGGTTGAGACCTACATGGGTCGCAACGGGATATTCGGAGAGGTCGATAAAGAGCAAGAGGTCTATATGGACAAAGACCCGCTTGCGTACATGAAGGCTTTGCGGAGCTATGTGGATGACACCCGCAAGGACTTACCACAGGATTCAGAGATCCAAAACCTGATAGACGGCATCACGGATCTGATCAATACCACGATTTACAAACTTGAAAACCTCAAATAGGAGCTGTCATGTCTAAGATCAATTTTGAAGTACCCAAGCATTGCAACGACAAGGGTGGACGTTCTGAGCCCAAGAAGAACTCAGTTCAGCAGGGCGGCAAGAATAAGCCTATGGGCGAGAAGATGACCATGAAGGGTCGCGACACCAAGATGGGTACGAACAACTCTGGCGAGATGTACCAGAAGTGAACTGCGGGACTTGTAAGTTCTTTCTGGCAAACCAGAAGTTCGGAATGTGCCAGCGGTATCCCGAATACGTTATGAAGCAGGACACCCAATGGTGCGGGGAGTATCAGTCCAAGGACACCCCCAAGCCTGAGATCAACATCAAAACACGCAAAAGAAATGATAAGACCCCTGAGAGACCGGATTCTAGTCAAGCCGATTGAGCGAGAAAAAAGCGCGATCCTTGAAGTAATTATGCGGGAAAACCCGAACATGGGCGAGGTGGTGGCTGTTGGGCCGGGTGAGTACGACAAGAAGGGCAGGATCATTCCTAACCCCTGCGAGGTAGGTCAGAGGGTCCGTTATGGAACCACAGGCGAGTACCTGACGTATCAAGAAGTAGAGCAAGAAGGCCAAAAGTTGCTTATGATGTCATGGAAGGATGTGTGTTGGATCGATGAAAACAACTAACAAACCTATACCGCAAACCACTACTGGCAAGGCTAAGAATTACAAGCCTGTCGAGCAGGGTGCGGGCATGACTGCAAAAGGAAGGGCGGCATACAATGCGAAAAATAATTCAAACCTTAAAGCTCCAGCTCCAAACCCTAAAACAAAGGCTGACGAAGGCCGTAAAAAGTCTTTTTGTGCGCGGATGAGTGGAGTCCCCGGCCCGATGAAGGACGAAAAGGGCCGACCAACACGCAAGGCTGCGGCCTTGAAAAACTGGAATTGTTAACTAACTAAAGGAAAATCATGTCGAATTCAAAATCAATCGGTGTAGCTTACGAAGATCAAATAATTATTGGCGGTTCGGTAGACAACAGCCCAATCGGAGCAAGCACCCCAAGTTCAGTAGTTGGAACAACTATTTATGCAAGTACCGAAATTGGCTACACCGCTTCTGCTTTAGGTACTGTTACTCAGTCAACCGACAAATCTACTGGCGTGACCCTGAATAAGAGCATTGGGCGTATCACAATGAATGGCGCACAGTTAGCGGCAAATACTGCCGTATCGTTTACGTTGACCAATTCAGCAATTGGAACTAACGATTCGATCATTGTGAACATCTCTGGCGGCGCTACTGCGGCTGCTTACACAGCTTATATTTCAAGTATGACCAGCGGTTCAGCGGTCGTTACCTTGCGTAACCTAACTGCCGGTAACCTGTCCGAAGCGGTCATTTTGAACTACGCAATTATTCACGGCCTGTGATGGATGAGAACTCAATACAGGCAAGAGTTGCGGAACTTAATCAACAACGTGCCGTCACCATTGCAAATCTTCAAGCGTTGGATGGAGCGATTGCGGACTGCAATTGGTGGCTTGCGAAGATCAAAGCAGATACCGTCAAAATTAACGAAAACGAGGGGAATGACTGATGGCTACCGGACTTTACGCGAACATCCACGCCAAGCGCGAGAGAATCAAGGCACAAAAGGCAGCGGGCAAGACTCCAGAAAAGATGCGAGCCCCCGGAAGCAAGGGAGCGCCAACAGCAAAGGCGTTCAAACAGTCAGCCAAGACAGCAAAGAAGTAGCCATGCTGAAGAAATCCATGACAGACAAGGCGTTTAAGCAGAACATCAAGACCGAGGTGAAGTCTGGGAAACCGGTCAAGCAAGCGGTTGCGATAGCTTACGCAGTTAAGCGGGAAGCCAAAAAGGGTATTAAAGGTAAGAAGTAATGCCAGTTCTTGCGGACATCTTTAGTGCTGGCAACACCTTAAAGCGCCGTTTCAAGGACTTTGCGGCTAACCCTGCGCTGTATACGGAGCAGATGGCTGGCATAGCTCAAGAGCAAGACCGGGAACTTAACACCCTGCGCGACTTGGCGTTTGGTGATCCGAAGAACCCATTAAAGGTAACGAATTCAGACGCGTTCCGGGCCTACACGGAAAGGGCCATGGAAGGCCCGTTGAGCTTTGCGAACATGGGTATCACCAAGGTTGGCGGCAAGACCATCCGCGAGCTGCTGTACGGCGATAAGCCAAATCTCAACCCAACCGAAAAGTCCCGAATCACACGGTTTGAGAAAGAAATTCAAAACCCTGCTGCGTTTTTGCGGGAGGAAATGAGGGCCACTAGGGGCGATGTAGTTGCGCCAACCCCTGAAATGTTAATGATCAAGGAAATAGGCCAACGTCCAGAGTTTTTGCTTGGCAAGACGATAGTGCCGGTGTCAAGTGATTTGTCTGCCGCGGGCGGTCTAGTCCAACAAATAGGCGGCGTACCGTTGAGCAAGGGGGTAATGCGGCAGGGTGGGTTCAACTATATGCTTAACAAGCCCAACATTGACGAACAAATAGCTTTTGCCTCGCAGCCCAGCGCAGCGTCTGGCAAGATTGCGAATCTCAATATGTTTGGAGATAAGGACGTTTTAGGCGTGACCCTTGGAATGGCTCCAGAGGGAACCAACTTTAGCCACCATATAGCCCAAGGAATGCTAAACCAGCTAGAAGCTTTGAATCCATCAAAAGAGGCTATACAGAGACTGAACGTAAAAATTCGCAACGAGCCGTTGATCAATCAAGAAACCAAGCAAAAAAGTTACCCGTTTAAAGATTTTGCTGGCGTAGATTCCCCAGACATTCAAGAGCTGATAAAGGGTGACGGCGAGCTGCGGAAGGCTATCGTCAAGAATATGGGATTGGCTGAGTTCCGTAAGGAAGGCTTTCCGGTCTACGAGGATGTTCTGAAAGTTATGAACGACCCCCGCTTTTCTCAAGGCCAAGCTGGATACGGGATGTTCTCCGCGATTCCGGGTCGCGGTATGGTTGACCCGTCATACATCCATGAATCGTATTCCAAGGGCATACCGGGAATCTATCATGGTGGCCTAATGAACGCCCAAGGGGAGGTTGTGGGAGCGCCAATTAACCTGTTGATGCCCAAAACCTATGAGCGAATGACCAAAATGGGCAAAAAACCCCATCAGATTGCGCGATCCATGCAAATTGCCCACCACGGTGAAGAATTTACTGAGGAAGCCCTAGACCCGTTGATGCAGTTCTTAGGTTATCGATAACGTTCATGCGGAACTTGTGTTCATGTACAAGGTGATTGATCACATCGGTTAGGAACTCAAGGCGCTGTGCGTCAGTCATCTGTAGGTACTCTTTAGACCAACGAACATAACCAGACCTAGAACCCTGATCAAATCCACAGTAAGCAGTAATTTTTTTAGCCATTGTTATTCTCCTGAAAGAACAAACAGGTTACTACAAAAAGGTTGCAAAGTAAACAATAAGAGTTCACAATCCAATTCTGTGTAAGGAACTTATAGATTGAGTTAATCAATATGGCCGCACCGATAGGTAATACGAATGCTGTAAAGGGAAAGATGTTCCATGACGCTTTGCGTAAGGCGCTGGTTCAGAACCCTGCGAGACTCCCAAGGATAGTAGAGACGCTACTAACTCAGGCAGAGCTGGGAGAGGCTTGGGCAGTCAAGGAAGTAATAGACAGGCTAGACGGCAAGGCAATCCAAATCAACCAGATGGAGAACGCCGATGGCTCTCCAATCCTCAACGCGATACAGGTCACGTTCATAAAGCCTCCCGAGACCATTGATGTCTGATGACAGGGAGCTACTTGAACAGGCCGTAGCCAAGGCTGAGTTCCCGGTCAAACTTGCGTGCCTCTTTGAGCCCAAGCGTTATAAAGTTCTCTACGGGGGCCGAGGTGGGGCTAAGTCTTGGGGAGTGGCTAGAGCCCTACTGATCAAGGGGGCCAAAGACCCGCTACGAATCCTTTGCGCCCGTGAGTTTCAGGTCTCAATCAAGGATTCAGTCCACAAGCTCTTGGCTGACCAGATAGCTCAGTTGGGCCTATCGGAGTTCTACGAGGTAACGAACACCTCGATCAGGGGCAGGAACGGAACCGAGTTCTTCTTTGCGGGATTGAAGAACAACATTATGTCCATCAAGTCTTTCGAGGGTGTGGACATCTGCTGGTGCGAGGAAGCCCAGACCATCTCCAAGACTAGCTGGAACGTCCTGATCCCAACCATCCGCAGGGACAACTCAGAAATCTGGGTGACCTTTAACCCGGAGCTGGAGACTGACGATACCTACCAGCGGTTCGTGATTAGCCCGCCTGAGAACGCGATAGTCCAGAAGATCACATGGCGCGACAACCCGTGGTTCCCCCAGACCCTGCGGGAAGAAAAGGAAAACCTTGAGATCCACGACCACAACGCCTACCTAAACGTCTGGGAAGGCTTATGCAGACGGACGGTTGATGGCGCGGTCTTTGCCCAAGAGATGACTCTGGCTGAGATGGACGGACGGATTACTAAAGTCCCGTATGACGCGATCAAGCCCGTTCACGCGGTATTCGACTTGGGCTGGGCTGACAATACGGCGATATGGTTCGTTCAGTTCATAGGCTTTGAGATCCGGTTGATCCGTTACCTTGAGGACAATCAAAAGACCATGAGCTACTACTTGGCCCAGCTTCAGTCATTGGGCTACGTTTACGACACCATATGGCTACCCCATGACGCGGAGAACACAACCCTAGCTGCGGCTGGTCGGTCAATTGCGGATATAGTTAGGGGAGCGAACTACAAGGTGCAAATCCTACCGAGAGTGCCGGTTACGGACTCCATCAACGCCGCCCGCACGATTTTCCAGAAGTGTTACTTTGATAAAGAAAACTGCCACCAAGGGCTACAATGTCTGCGGCACTATCGGTATGATGTTGACCCAGATACTAAACAGTTCTCCAAGTCACCGCTACACGACATTTATAGCCACGGCGCGGATGCGTTTAGGTATATTGGATTGGTGGTAAACGAACCCCGGAAGGCTGGCCCAAAGAAGCCGGTGTACCAGATTCCGGGCTCATGGATGGGGTGATATATGGCAAAAGTAGACGTTCCGAGTGCTATCCCTGCGGACTCCCGCATACAGGAAGCAATCGACTTTCTCAAATTCTCTAACGAGGCTGACACCGAAAACCGGCAAAAGGGTCTCGATGACTTGAAGTTCTCCTCTGGTGACCAATGGCCCATTGAGGTTCAGAACTCCCGCCACCTAGAGGCTAGACCCTGCCTGACCATCAATAAGCTAGACGCTTACGTCAGACAGATAGTCAACCAGATGCGTCAGTCCCGCCCACGGATGCGGGCTCACTCGATGAACTCCGAGGCCAACGCAAAGGTTGCGGACATCATTACCGGAATATTTAAGCACATTGAGGTCAACTCTGACGCTGATACCGCCTATGACACGGCTGGCGAGTATGCAGTCCGCATCGGCTGGGGTTACTGGCGGGTTATTACCGACTATGTGCGTGAGGATTCGTTTGACCAAGAAATCTTTATCCGTCCTATCGACAACCCGTTTTCGGTCTACTTTGACCCCAACTCCATCCAGCCTGACGGTTCGGACGCTGAAAAGGTCTTGATTACTACGCTGATGTCTAAAGATGACTTCAGGATTCAGTACCCCGGAGCTGATGACGGCGGTGACTTCAACCAGCGCGGAACGGGAGATTTTGACCCTGATTGGGTTCAGAAGGAGGACATCCGGGTTGCTGAGTATTTCTATTGCGAGCGCAAAAAGACCAAGTTACTGCTGCTTTCCGATGGGACAAAGGTCTACAAGGACGAGGCCCCAAGCCCTGAGATTTTGGCTTCGGCAGGGATTATGGTGGTTGGCGAGCGCGACACCATGCGTAAGCAGATAAAGTGGTGCAAGCTCACGGGTCTTGAGATCCTAGAAGAACGCGATTGGTCTGGGCGCTACATCCCCGTGGTTCCGGTCTACGGTCAGCAGCTCACGGTTGAGGACAAGCGCAAGAAGTACGGGTTAGTGCGAAACGCCAAGGACGCGCAACGGATGTATAACTACTGGCAGACAAGTTTGACCGAGAGCATTGCCTTGGCTCCAAAGGCCAAGTGGCTACTAGCCGAGGGTCAGGACGAGGGCCACGAGAACGAGTGGGCTCAGGCCAACATCAAGTCCATGCCGGTCTTGCGTTATAAGCAGACGGACATCAACGGCAAGGAAGCCCCAGCTCCGCAACGGCTCCAGCCAGAGCCACCACCGGCGGGTGTTATTGCGGCTGCGATGTCTATCGACAAGGACTTACAGAGCGTGGTCGGTATCTTTGATCCGTCCCAGTTGCCCCAAGGCAATATGTCTGGCAAGGCCATCCGTGGTCAGCAACAGCAACAGGACATGACCAACTTCCACTACTACGACAACCTAGTGCGGTCGATGAAGCACACGGGTCGGATTATCCTTGACCTGATCCCCAAGATTTACGACCGCGAGCGCGTTATGCGGATCATTGGCTATGACGGGAAACCTGAGATGGTTACCCTAAACCAGCGGACTCAGGACGAGATGGGCGTGGAAAAGGTACTAAATGACGTAACCGTGGGCGAGTACGATGTCTACATGGACACCGGCCCCGGCTACCAAAGCAAACGTCAGGAGGCTGTCGAAGCCATGATGCCCATGATCTCAACGAATCAGGAGTTATTTAATCTTGCGGGTGACTTGGTATTCAGGAATATGGACTTTCCGGGCGCGGAGGTTATCGCGGATAGGCTTGCGGCTAACAACCCATTGGCCCAGATTGACGAGAAGTCTGAGATACCACCGCAGATCCAGATGAAGCTCATGCAAGCCGAGAAGCAGATTGCTGATATGCAGCAAATGATCGCGGCTATGGAACTTGAGAAGCAGTACCGGTCAGACGTTGAGCTGCTTAGACAGGACGGCGAGACCAAGCGCAAGCTTATGGATGTCACCTCGCGGGCGTACAACACAGACACCATCAACGAGGCTAAGGTCAACCAGCAGATCCTCAACAGTCAGGCCAACCAGAACAAGGCCGAGCTGGACGCTATAACCAAGATGCTCTTAAAGCGGATGGACGTTGGCGAGCTGCGTCAGGTCATAGCCGAGAAGGACGCGGAACAGGCTCAAGTAGCTGCGTTTGCGGAACAAGAGGTTAATAAGTCATCTAACCCGTTCTTGCAACAGGAGCAACAGATAGCTAATAGTTGACACCTATCTAGAAACAGTTTTTAATACGACTTACCTACCAATGGGTTCATTGGGTTTATTCTTGGAGTAATCCATGTCTGAAGCAGCACAAGAACCGGCCCGGAAACAGGCGGGGACTGTAGTAACGAGTGAGAATTTAGCTGAGTTTTCGTT